CCATAGTTTCATTAGAATGAACCTCCGTCAATCGTTGTTACGGTTACATCACCTGAAGAAACCGTGAAATTGCCAGAATTAAATGAAGCCACACCTATGTTTGATGTACTTGCTAATTCACCTGCAATTGTTAAAGTAGAACCAGATGAAGTTGTATTAATACCTTCACCTGCTAAAAATTCCATAGGATTACCAATTGTAACTGCACCTTGTGTAGAACTTTCGTCTGTAAATACAAAGTTTTCAATTTTTGCACCGTCAATACTACCAGCTAACATTGCATTTGTAATACCTAATGCTTTAACTCTCAATGCGTCTGCGTTTACTTCTACTGAGCTATCATCAACTGCAACATCTAATTGATTACCAGTTTTTGTTAAAGCTGCACCTGCTGTAATTTGACCTGCACCAGAGAATTGTGCTACATCTAAAGCAGTTGTACCAAAAGTAGGAGAACCATTATGTGTAAATACATAACCATTATCTCCGTTAGCAGTACCTTGTTCTACAAATACAAAAGAACCACCTGTTAATTCAGCAGGTTGGTCTTCAGGAGTTGCTCTTGTTAAAATCCAATTTGATGAACCTGAACCAATATTTGTTACAACATAGATACCGTTTTGAGCGGCTGTTGATTGGTCTTTAACTAAAACTCTATCAGCTGCTACCATAGTTATACCATCAATTGACAATGCAGCTTGTGTACCAGAGTTTGTTAATGTTGCACCGACACCAGCAGTACCGTTTGAATAAGTTGCTGATAAGTTTGCTGTTGTAGCAACTTTACAAGATGGTTTAGTATCTAAACCTTGTGCAACTTGGTCAACATAAGCTTTATTTGCTAATGAGTCAGTTGTAAATCCTGCTCTATCTTCATAACCACTAGGAACTTTTACCGTACCTGTGCCGTGTGGCGACATAGTAATATCTGTATTACTAGCACCTGTTGACATTGTAGAGCCGTTGATTGTAATACTATCAACAACTAAAGAAGTTAATCCTGCAATGTCAGTTGTAGTTGAACCTAATGTTAATGTAGATGAACCTAAAGTAGTTGTAGGATTTGCTAAGTTATCATTTGAAATAGCCGCACTACCTGATAAGTTTGAATTTGTTAATCCTGTAGCAGTTACCGTTACGGTGTTATCTGTTACGGTTTGAGTTAAACCGGCACCACCAGCAAATGTTAATGTTTCAGCAGTATTGTATGTATCTGTTCCTGAATCACCTGCTAAATTTATAAACTGATTGACGGTAGCAAAATCTAAATTACCTGAACCGTCTGTTTTTAAAAATTGTCCTGAAGAACCATCGCCGTCAGGTAAAGTAAATGTAGTTGTAGTAGTAACGGCGTTAGGAGCTTTCAAACCAATAAAGTTTGTACCGTTATTTGTACCTTCATTTAATTTTACCGTACCACCTACGGTTGCTGAATTACCAACAATAGCTTGGTCAATTGCCAAGTTTGAATCTGCTATAAGAGCTGAGCTGCCTGTAAGTGTTCCTGCGACATGGTCTAACATGTCTGAAAAATATTGACCGCCTATGACGGTTACATTATTTGCGTCACCATTTCCATCAACACCGCCCTCACCAATAAATAATCTATCTCCATTATTACCTTGTGTACCTGTACCAAAAGTATAGGCTAATTCACCAAGTTTCAGCGTAGCTGGGGCTGATGTAGCTGAACTTCTTTTTATCTGAATTACCGTTGCCATTTAAAACTCCCTAAAATGAACCTGCGTTTATGGTCAATGTTCCAGTTGTTGTAACTAATTCGTTTCTTGTAACAAACTTAGCGTCGCTTGACCTATATTGTAAAATAGCTCCATCTTCTAAAGATGTTGTATCAACATCTCCTAATAACTTTAATTGAAGAGAACTATTTTGAGCTGCCTGAGCAGATGGCAAGGCTACTGAAACTTGTTGTGGACCTTGTGATGTATTTACATTAATCTTAGCTGTTATATCAGGCATTAATTCTCTCCTTGTGTATATTTATAACAAAAAAGAGTTGAATTAAGTAGTTACTTGTGGTCGTACCGTAATTATACCTTCGATTACTCTAGTAACCGTGCTTGAAGAGGTCTGTAAAATCTCTAAATCATAGACATATCTGCCTTCTTCTAGGTTAGCAGTTTGGTCTGCTGTCAATGATAAAGTAATTACACCTGTCGTAGCGCTAGCGGATATGGTACAGGTGATAGAGGTTCTTGTTTTTGTTGACTGATAACCCTTGGCCATCTTAGCGGATGCTGAATAACCTGTTAAATCAAAAGCATTAGCGTTTGAATCTTTGACCGTTACATCCGAACTAAATGTAGCTCCTTGGTCTATTGTCAGGTTTGCTATAGCGGCCATCTATTTTTTCTCTTCTGGTACTTCTTTTTTTACTAATTCTGCAATTTTTTTGTTATAATGTGTTGTTAACACTTCGATTTTTTCTAGCTCAAGATTATGTCTTACTTTAGAAGCCTGAATTTCTTGTCTTACCACTAGGTAATTTTGTAATTCTGGACTTAATTTAGCAACATCATACTCTTTGCCGTCTATCATAACTGAATTCATAATTATCTCCTTATTACTATTTATACCAATTTTTCAAATGGTATTTTCATTTCTTTAGGGTAAATTAATGTTTGACAACAATCATAATCTGCACCATCACATATTCTATATTGATTTTTAGACACCACAAAATCTGACCCATAAGTTTTATTAAATTTATCAAAATACCAGTTTAACCACCTAGTATTTTTTCTCTGTCTTGACATGAATACAAATTTTGGATTGTGTTGTTGCACATACAAATATTGTTGATGTATCATCTCAAAAAATCTATGTTCACCAAAAAAAGTTTTACTACCACCAGTTTCTCTATAATCTTGATTAATTAAAAATCTATTAAATATTCTATAAACATTATCACCATAAAATTTTTTGTTTACAATTGATGAGAAAGCTACGATAACATCATCATCTAATAGTAATGTTAAAGCAGTTTGGTCTTTTATCTTATAATCTATATAATTTTTCCAATACTCATCTTTTTTATCATCTACAACTGATTCAATTATCTGATTGATTTTTGTTAAGTGAGTATCAGATAGTTTTTTAGAATTAAGGGTAAGTGATTTTAATTTCTGATAATTTGTTGTCAAAGGCATTTTTATATATCCACGCTACATTATAATCTGTATCATTTGAACCACCGGCACCTCCTACATCACCATCTGATTTTGTAAAAAAGTATTGTGAGTCAGAATAAAATAATTTTGATGTATGATAAGATATCATTGTATCATTTACTTTATGAATAGCATAGTTGCAATCAGCACCCACCCAATCAAATATAATGTGTTTTTTAATTAAATCTAAAGTTACGCCTATTCTTCTACCAAGATATTCTGTATCAACCCATTGGCAAGAACTATAATAATATCTTAAATTAGTAGGTGTTATACTCGTTGGTAAATCTTCAATTTTTGTATTGCTATAATAATTTGACAAACCTTCTTTTATATAATTAGGATGTTGTTCTCTAGCTGCGTATGTAGCCACAACTCTATCACCATCTTTTAAATATAGTGAAAATCCATTTGTTGACTCTTGAAAAGAAGTAGGGTCAAAACATGGGTCAAAACTATATGGGTAATCATCTTTACTTGTTAAAAGATTTTTTAAACCAGACCAATCATTATGAACTTCTAAATCTAAATTTTGTGTATCTAAATAATTAAAAAGATAACTATTAGAATTATCTACTTCAATTTGTCTTATAGGGTGGTTATTAATTATTGCCATAACTCTATTTATTCTCCATTACCAGCTGTCTAAATTGTTTTTTATATATTCCTTGCCATATAATTTGATATTGTGGTTTTCTATTCATATTTACCACCCAATGTTTTTTACCAACATTTGTCCATCTCAAACAACCATCATATGCTGGCATTACTTTATTGTCAAATACACTATAACATGATTTGACATGATTTAAACATAAATTAAATGTGTTTAACATATCAAACATATGTACTTGTTCACCGTCTAATAAATGTTTACTATCTTCAGGTATATCGTTATGTTCGGTTATAACACCACCGCCTTCAAGTCTAGTTACAAATATTTGACCAACATGCATGTATTTGCTTATAACTTCTTTGAAAAACTTAACTAGAG